CCACGTCTAGGTCTGCTATGTCAATTTGTTTCATAAGTTTTCTTGGTCCATTTTTGATGGGGCTTGTGCTCACTGACGATTACAGCAACATTGCGAAGATCGCAAGGAGTTCCAGAGTCAGCGGGCACAAGTTTCGTGGTTGTTTTCCACACACGTGGTATTAGTTTTTCATCACGCACACACACATGCATGGGGCTACGAGCAAAGGTGTCTGCGTCTATTTCAATGTATGTACCTGGCACATCATCCATGCTGTAAAATAATGGTCGGCCATCAGAGTCATAGTACAATCGATAGGTCAGTGGCTGTGTTTCAGGCACTGCATGCAGTATGCTCCAGAATTCATCAGGTATCATGACTGCCAGTCCTTGACGTGATAATGGAATGCACCCCATTGGGCCATGGTATTGATTCGCAAGGGATCATGTTCCCAGGTCAGTTCGTTGGTCCACTGATCTGTTGTGCCTGCGTGATGCGGTTTCATGTGAACAATTTGTGGATATGTAGCAAAGGGCATGGTAACTCTGTGTTCACCCATGATCTGTGCAGCCATGGCGTACACCAAATCGGTGTCTGCTGTGACCGGCGCAAACTTTATCAGTGTGCGAACGTGTTCCCAGTTGGCAAATATATCTCGTACTAGATCAAAGAATTCTTTGGCAGTTTCACTCAGACGCCAGTATGTAACAGCGTTGTACACATCCGGCAAATGGTTTTGATCAAACACTTGGCGATAATGACGCACGGCACTGATATCGCCGTGCCAGTTTCTACAGCCTGTGCTGATCACAACATCACGGTGTCTAAACAGATCCCACCAGTGTTCAATAGGACTGGCTATCAGCATGTCTGCTTCCAGCTTGATTGTTTCACGAAACGGCGTTAACTGAAATACTGCTGCGTCATTGGCATAGGCATTGTCTGATACCGCCGGCAGCACATGCACATAATCAAACACAGGATCCTCTACTGGCTGATCTGTGATCAAGCATACTCTTGCAGCAGGATGCTGTGTCTTTAGACTTTGAACCAGCATGGCAGCGCAACGAACATAGTCAACTGTGGCAGTGTTGACTGCTACCACAACATAACCTTGTTCTTCAATGGGCCGCAATTATGTTCTCCAGGTGCTGTTTGCCCATGGCATGAAAATCTGTGCAGCGCCAATGAATGTGCTTGAGTCGGTTGTCTGTGTCGTGATATGTAATACTGTATGCATCGGTTTCGTTGGCAACTCCGGCCAGCACAGTGTCTGGCATCACAGTCATCAAGGGCCAGGGTATTTCATCTACCCGGCCTGTGTGGCCGCTCACAATTCCCAGAGCAATACTCAAGGCAAAATCATTACGATAGGTCTTTTTGTCAATGCCATACAATGCTCGGTAATGTTCCCAGTTGTTTTGAATCATTTGCATGCAGTCAAATATATATTGTGCAGTGTTTGATCGACGAAACATCATCACTGTGGCCCACCACATGGGCATGCTATGCTGCCCAAAAACATTGAGTCCCTTTAAAGGATATCCGGTGTTCATGTTGATGGCTGATCGGTGGCACACAAAGTCTGTGTTGTATTCCAAGATTAATTTTAAATCAGAGCAGGCTACTACATAGTCAGCGTCCAAGACCAAGGTGTGATCCCAGGGTGTTAGATTGTATGCATTGACTCTACCGGCGTTGTGCCAGGTCACTGTGCTGGCATAATCTTCGAACCAGCGTGTTCCGCCGGACTCAGCTGTTGCGTGTACCACTTGATCAAAGGCCTTGAGTCTGGGATCTGCAGGATCTGCATCAGTGACCACTGCAACAGGAATGTTCAAGTGCCGACGAATGTTTTCAGCACTCCAGGCCGCCATTCGTACATAATCAGTAGCTTCATTGTTGAAGGCAAATATCAGTGCTCCTGTGGTCATCGCTGTTGACGTTGTTGGTCAAATTCCACCAGCCAAGCATTCATTTGCTCTTGCCATAACTGCATGGCCAGTCCTCTTAGCTGTTCAGGATTGACCTGTACCGGTGTTTCGTACAGGTCTTGCAGCACCGCATCACCCGGAGGCACAGTGGCCAGCAGCACAAGCAGTTCAGGTCCAGCACGCCACATTCCGCCGTTGTGGGCAAACAGCATGCGGGCTTGGTATTTTTCTTTGAGCACACGGCGTGCAGTCACATGATCAAACCGTGTTCGTGCGTGGGCAATTAAAGCATCAGTATCCATGATGTATTATACAACAAATCCAGATAAAAGTAAAGGGGCAACTGCCCCTTTTGGTTAAGCTGTTGTGGCAGCCACAGTGGGTGTGCCCCAGCTTGCACTGGTCAGATATGTTGTGCTAGGTGGAGTATAGGTGCAAATTGTGGTGGGTGCTGTGCCCGGAGTTGCGCCCGAACTTGCTGTACCACCCGAAATTGGATCTCCATCAGCAGCACTCCAGAGTGTTGTAAATGTCAACACAGTAGATCCTGCATTGAGAGCCACTGAATGTTGAATGAAGTTTGATGTGTACGGAGCTGTGTCAGCAAACTGTTTGTAAATGATTGTGGCTGCTGCTCCAGGTGTTAGTGCATAAAAACCTGTTGCAGTGCTTAGTGTGTTGGGTACGCCTGTTCCGCCAATTTTGGTTGTTCCTGTGTAACTAACCGCTGCAATTGTGTGGGCTGCTGCTGCGCCTGAGAAAAAGATCACACCGGCAAGTGTGTTGGCCAAGTCATTCCATTCAGGATCGCCCAGGGCGCCAGTGGCTGTTTTGCTGGTTTGTAACTTGATTAGGCCGCCACCATTGAAGAAATGCCTTGCGGCTGCTGCGCTGGCAAATGTCACTGTGTTGGTAAAGGTGATGTTCCAGGTTGCGCCAGAAGTGGCAGCAGTCTTTGAGTTGGTTCCGGTGTAGCCCGTGAATTGTGATCCCACAGCCACAGCATTGTTTCTATTGGTGGTAATGTTGGTCAAGTCAGTATTGAGTGCTGCCAGTACAGCAATCAAGGTACCTGTTGTGGGGGCTGTTCTTGCAGTGATTGCTGTGCCAGTTTGACTGCCCATGCTTGATATGGTGTTGACCAGGCTGGCCCAGTTTGTGGCAGTAACTACTCCGCCTGTGCTCACAGTGCTTAGTGCTGTTTGTCCCCAACCTTTGTCCCCAGACCCTGTGCTCCAGATGTCATTGACATTGGCGCCGGCCGTGGTACTGGCAAAACCGTTGAAGTCGGTAGCTTGTATTAGTCCACCTGATGAATATGCCATTGTTTGTTTCCTGTTTAGTTCTTGATTGTCACAATAGCTTCAATTGTACCTGATTCGGGGGTGGTCTTGTCAACCAGGCTTCGTCCAATCACATTGAACGCAGTGGCTTCACCAGGTTGTGCTGCTCTTGCAATACCGTCTCCGGCTGCAACCAATCGATCACCCTTGCGGATATATCCAGTAACTTTGACAGGTACACGTCCAGTCATGGCCACTTTGGGGTGAGTATCGTCTTCGCCAGCGCCACCGTTCATGGTATAAGCTGGTCTTGTACTTATGACGCCAAACACTTTTTCACTCAGTGCAGTAAGACTTCGTGTGATTTCTTGTGTGCCGCCCAGTTCAACCACTGTACCTGGCTCCAACAATTCATCTGATGCAAAACGTTCTGCAACGTCAGCGTACAGTGCTGTGGTGGCCTGCGCAAACACCTGGTTGAAGTAGTTGCTTGAACTACCAATATTGCCCACGGCGTTGGTACCTGTCTTGGCAATTGAAGCCACGCTTACCACGTTGGCATAAACTGTGCTGGTGTCAATGACCACAACGTTTGACACGCCGCCAACGTTGAAGTTGATGTTGCCGTTGGTAACGCCAACGTTGCCTTCTGTGGTACCGTTCACAAACTTGGTAACACTAACACCCAGGCTCAGGCCTGTGAGTTGTGATCCGTTGCCTAGGAAAAATTGCCCAGCAACGTTGGCTACTGATGTAATGTTACCTGTTGCACTAATTAAGCCGCTGGTGCGCAAGTTGCCTGAATCAACGTTGCCGCTGGCCACAATTGACACACCGGAAACTGCTGCAACACTAACCACATTGCCGCCGCGTACATTACCAGTTGCAGAAACATTTCCAGCAGTGTTAATATTACCACCAGTGACATTGCCTGTCACAGTTGCTAGACCTGCTGTTGAAATATTTCCACCAGTGATGTTGGCTGTGGCCACAACGCTCACTCCAGAAATTGCTGCAATACTAATCACATTGCCACCAGTGACATTGCCTGTTGCAGTTACCAAACCAGCTGTGCTAACATTGCCGCCAGTGACATTGCCAGTAACACTTTGAAAACCAGTTGTGTAAACACCAGTGCTACTAACTATTTGTGTTGTTGCGCCGCCTGATGTAATAACAACATTGCCTGTGTTTCTAACATTGCCGGCCATCACAGTATCTGCTGAGTTGCTGATTGTGATACCTTTGTAGATTGTGGGGAACAGTGTGGAAGTAGGAGCGGCAGCAGTAAAGTTTGCATCTTTACTCACAATAGCAACACGGGTACCAGCCACATACAGGCCAGTTACAAAGTGTGGTGTTGCTGTGTTGTCATTGACAGTTTCAGGAATTGCACCAGCTGTACCTTCAGTTGAAGTAAATGCAGGGCCCACAACAATAAAACTAGAACCAGTATAGACTTTGACCTGTTGATTTGTGGTATCGTACCACAGGTCGCCAGTTACGTTTGACGCTGGCGCAGTAGCACTTGCTGTTGCTGCACTGATAGTTTTGAATGTGGTACCATTGTAGACCTTGAGCAAGGTGTTGGTTTTGTCCCACCACAATTGACCAGTTAACGGAGCAGCAGGTGCTGTGGTGTTTGAGCCATTTTCCAGCAAGTGGATAAAGTTTTCATCCAAAAACTCTCCGTAGCCTGCATAGTTCTTGCCCACCAGTGTCATGCTACTAGCAGTATTAACTGTGCCGTCGTTGACGGTAGCAAAAACTGTGCCGTCGGTTAGATTGATTGTATATGCCATGTCGGTTTCCTATTTCAATATTTATACAGCATTGATATTGCTCAATGTCTGAATTCTCACTGTGTAATCAATTTGAATCTGGCGATTCAAACTTTTTTGTACTGGGTGGAAGATCACATGAGTGATCAGGCGCAAATTATCAGCAGCACCATTCCAGGATTTAAGTCCAAGCTCATCAAACACATACTCACCGTCAAAATTGGTTGAGTTGTCAAAGGCCTGTTGTTCCGGGGGTTCACCGTAGTCCAACAAACATGTCACAAGAATGTCAGTGTAAACATTGCCTGCTGTGTGTAGCACAGTCATTTTGTTGTTGGTGGGATCAGTGTCTGCTGCTGAATTGTCATTTACCACTTTAGCATAAGTTTGATTGTACAAGTCAGCATTTTGTCCTGTGGTATTTGGGGGCAAGTAGGTGATCACGCCGGTGGGGTCAACTGAGCTTCCGCCATTACCAAATGCCATTTGATAGATATAACCCAGGTTACGATCACTTAGTGTCTGAGCCATGGCCACGGAGATATTTTCGTAATGAATAGCATTCTTTTTGTCTACCAGGACTTCACCTGTGGCGGGATCAGTGATCTTGACAAATCCTTCAATTTTACACAAACCCGACGTTATCATGCTCGCCCCTCCACGTATGTTTTCTGTGTTTTTGGATCAAAAATTCTCATGTGGGCCTGTACGGATACTGACCCAGTTTCGTTGGGCTTGCGAGGTTTTTCCTCTTTTTTGAGCTCAACCGTTTGTGTAGACTGTGTGTTTGGCATGATAGTTTATTTACCTAGTTTAAAAGCCGCGCAAAAACCTTGCGGCCTGAGTGTCTGTGTCTTGCAGCGCAATACCGTCGCTGGCTTCGTTCGCACCCTGCTGATACCAAGTTACGCCCTGACGCACTAGAATTGTGACTTCAACTCCTGCTGCAGGTGCTTGGTAGCCAGGCACTGCAAAGTCCACTGCCAACGGATCATAATCAGTTACAAACCAGCGATAACGACTGGTAGCGGTAGTGTCGCTGTAGGCATATTGTCGAATTCCGCCCACATAAACTTCTACAGCCGGACGCTCGCTGCTGGAATCCAAGAAGTCTTCAAACAAGATGCTGGGTGCGTAGAACACGCTGGTTGAACCGTCGCCTAGTGTGGAATCGCTCACAATATAGTCCTGATACTGTTCAGGCAACAAGTTGCCACGTCCAATATCATATACTTCTGCGCCGCTTAGGTGGGCTGATGCACCTGTTCCTAGTGTGCCTCGCATCAGCCCAGAGATGGTGTTGAGAGCCGTATTTCTTTCGCGATACATGATACGTTCTCCGTCAATGGTTATCGCTCCAAAAATACCCAAGGCCAAGTTAGGATCGCTCAGAGCAGCAGCATTAGCCACATACGCAATGTTGTCTGTGGCTGAAAGATTTTGTGCTAGTGTTGTGGTGGTTGCGTCGGTAATTCTGTAGGTTGCCTGAACTCCGCGCATGTCCTGAAACACTCTAAACGCCATGGCTTCTGGTACTATGCTGTTGGTAAACTCAGTGACTACCAGCACCTGCGCAGCGCCAATGGCTCCTGTAGCCAGGATCAGGTAGCCGTTTTCAACCACATAATCTGCACCTTCGAACAGTCTGTAACCATCCAGTGTGACCCACAGTCTGCCAGCAGCCACTGGATCACGTTGTAGGTAGAAGTCGTTGGTGGCTATGAGCACACCAGCTGAATAATCATAAGATCCTGGAGCTTCGGATACAGCACCTTCGTCATATGTGGTACTGTCATAAGGTTCGCTTACAGTAAGACCAGTAAAGATTGGGCCCAGGAATACCAGGCTCAGTGCGTTTTGCTGTGCAGTATCATTCCAGGTAGTGACAGCAACAACATCATCAAGGTTGATTGCAGATATAACCTGCAATGATTGACCAACTACATCAAAGTCTGCTTCAGTGTTCACTGTGATCAAGATTCTTGACCCGCTGGCAGGTGGTGTTGTAAACACCACTTGTCGACCAGGCGTGTTTGAACCTGTCCAGTTTGTGACACTGTATGATCCCACGGTTGCACCCACGCTTTGAACTTGCAGGATGTTGTCAACCCAGACCACAACGTCAGTAGGTGCATTGATAATGTTTTGTTGGTAGCCGCCGCGCTGCGGCAATCCAAAGCTGACACTTGAGTCGTCGCCTAACCATTCAATACCTTCTGGAGGCGTCAGGCGCAGACCGTTGCGTGTGACAATCATGTTGGCTGGGTTGGTACCGCTGGCGCTATTGGTCAACACAAATGTTTTTGTAGTAGCGTCTGCAGACGTAACCACAAAATACTGCACCTGTGGTGTGCTCCAGCTGTAGGCTGTGGTTGCTTTTCCTGTGCCAGTACCAATGCCAGTTGCAGTAAACACAGTGCCCACAGTGTTTGCAGCAGCACCTATGGCAACAAAGTTGGTGGTACCCACTGTAGAAATAGTGTATTGTTGGCCAATTACAAAATTGCCAGCAATCACAGTGGTCAGCCCCAGAGCGGTCAGCGAAATACCTGCGCCTGGTCCAGGACTGGTGCCAAGATCAACTTGTGATTCCAGGGTGGGCACAAACAGCAGCCAGTAGGCCACGTCAGTAATGGCCACACCCTGTGGTACTGCCTGAATTGCTCGGTAGAAGTTGCCACTGTTGTTGACAACATCTAGTTTGTCATAGGTGTCAAGAATGTCCCAGTTGGTACTGGCTATGTAGGGTTCCCAGGTAACTCCGCTGATGGCTTCACCGTTGATAAACACAGCCATGATATTGATTTCTGCGCTGTTGACTGGAATAATCACGGTTTGACCAGTGACACTACCCGCATAGTTGGCACGATACAACTGATTGCCGCCGCCCAGTTCGTACACGCTGATGTTGATACCGTTACCGTTGGCTACTGTGAGCAGGGTAATAGTTTGGTTTTCCCAATCAACAGAGTAGTCTATTCCGCTGGCAAGATCTAGTCCAGTGGTCTGATTGCTGACCAGGATTTGCACAGGATGTTCGACAACCCCAGACCAGCTGTAGGTATCAGTAACAGCCGCTTCGTAGGTGTAGCGTATGCTGGTCAACTGGAATCCATGTCCATCACGATTCCAATCTGCGCCCGGGCGAGTGTACACTCGCATGTCTAGCGTGTCAAATTCAGCACCGTTGACCAATTCTTCAGGAGCATGTCCTTCGTAGAGTCCTACGAATTGGCCGCCATCTGCATTGATACTGGTAGGCAAGGTACCCAGAGTTAGGTCTGTAAATTCGCTGGTGTAGTCTGCGTCCACAGCCAGTGGATCACGCAGGAAGTAATCGCCATAAACTTGTACACCAGGATAGCTAACTCCGTCAATCAAGAGTGGCAATTCAAGTCCAGGTTGGTTAACACCTGGCACATACAGGCCCATGGTACGGTCAACACCTGTTAGTCCATACGGCCCAGTACCGTAGTTGAATGTGGCAGCATTTACTAGAGTCCAGTCTTCAAGATTGAATGTTGGTCCCACAACCGCAGTACTTGTGCTGCTGGCAGCTTGCCACACACGATCATCGTATCGAACCAACTGGCCATCTTGATACGTTCCGTCGGTGTTCCAGTCTCTTACGTCTGAAAAATACTGAAAACGGTCATAACGTATCACAGTACGGAAAGATCTTGCCAGAGTATAAGAATCCACAGTGGTTGGGACCACTGAAGCATTGTACACCTGTCCGCTGCCTTGCCCGTTTACCACAGCATAATATTCTGCACCAGTGCCGTTACCGCCAGAGATAGTAACTGCAGGGGCAGCACGATATCCAGAGCCTGATTGAATCATTTCAACCGCTACCACTTGACCCAGGCTGTTGATTACTGCTGCTCCGGATGCAGCTACACCTGCATAACTCAATGCTGCTGTGCCATCTGTTTGTGATCCACTGGTGAACAGCGGCGCAATTGTTCCGGTAGTGCCGCTGGTGGTCACAGTGTACAAATTATCAACAAAGAAGATTTGTTGACCTGCTGTGATTGCAGTTGATGCTGTCCATTCAGTACCAAATATTACAGTTGGTGTTGCAGTATAACCAGATCCCTGATTGACCACTCTAGCACTTTCAATGCTTAACCAATGATTGGTGTACCACTGTGAATACGGCCAAGTGTTCCAGATAGTGCTGGACGCTGGTGTATCACTAGCAGAGTTAATAGTTGAATTAAACGCAGTGCCGGCATTGTATGGCAACAGCACTGGACTAATATATTTTGGAATTTCCAGTGTGGTATCATAGTATGCTGGCACATCAAAGTCAGTTAGGTCGCCTCGAGAAATGTCAAAACCTGTGTACTTGAGATTGAACTCGCGCACCTGTACATGGTATGGTTTTACTTCTTGAATGTAATCACTTACAAATTCTTGATTGTCACGCACATAGTTTTGATATGGTAACAGTTGACGAATTCTGTGATCCACGTCAATCAGACTGGTTTTTACCAACCACTCAGGTGCAGCAAACTCGCTCAACACAAAGTTAAACATCAACACTAGAGCTCGGTTGCGCTCAAGGGCCAGGTCATCAATAAACAGTTCTTGATTGATGGCCTGTATGATCTTGCGGGTTTCTGTAACAGGCTCTTGGTCATAATATTGTGCATCAAACACTTCAATATCAAATCCAAAACGTCCCACAGCATAATCCCATAATTCGTTGGAAAATGCAATTGTACCATCTTGTAGACCCACACGTTCCCATCCAAGATCAGTCAACAAATATATTTCCCATTTGCCTTGTGCATTGGCTGTGACTTTGGCACTGCTGCCTACTGGTACATTGATTGCGCCCAGAGCAGAATATGTTACCACTTGTGTTATAATTTTGGTACTGGAATTGTAACCAGGTCGGTACCAATCAATGTAACTCCAGTAGTCTGGAGTATTGTATCCTTGCACCCGAGTAAGAACTAGCACTCGAGCGCCGGGGGTGGTATCGCTGGCTGTCACAGTGTAAATGGTCCAGAGTCCGCGATTGTTGCTGTCTGTTACCACCAAGTACTTGTAGCCCAGAGCCACAGCATAGATATTCTGGAATCCCAGAATCTCCAGATTGGCAACTCGTAGATTCCACAGCCCTGAATTGGCAGTTGGTTCTGCTTCGCTGGAGTTCAACAGATTAAAACTGCGACTTTCGCTGATGGGATACTGTGCCAGCACAGTGTTGGAATGTGTCAGGTAATTGCGCAAGGCTTCAAAGCGATTGGCAAACATTGACTGTCGAGGACGGAATTGTACTCCGTATTGTTCGGCCACTCCTAAATTGGGATCTGGAACCTGATTACCAAATGTGTCAACGCCGCAGAAACTGTCTTGTAGCTTGCGATACAGATTGTCACTCAAGAATCCATTTGCTCTATCTTGTGCAATTAATTCATATTCGGTATGCACATTGTCGTTGGTCAGTTCTCGGTCAAACTCAATGCTGATTATTGTGTCACTGGCTTCAATGTAGTCTCCAGAATTGTACAGCGCAATTGTGCTGGCATTGATAGGAGCCATGTAAGCAATACCACTGGCCTTGGGGTCTGCAATGTAGCTGGCCACAGTTGACGCTGGCAGAGTCTTGTTGATTTTTGTGGACGTTGTGGTAATCCCACGCACCCAGAAATAATATTCCGTGATGAATGTGCCTTCTCTGCTTAGTCGAGTATTCACGGTGTAGGACAAGGACGTTAACGGTGCACCTTCCCCAGTGTAGTTTGCTGGCGGCACTGGACTTACAATCCACTGATACACATCAATTACACTGCCTGGGAACAACTGGCCCCAGCGGCGGCTGGCATACACAATGCTGTCTTGGTTGGGGTCAATGAATCTCACTGACGAAATATCCCACCAAATTTCTCCCACATGATCTGCATTCCAAGTGGTACCGCGAATGTTTGCTGGTCCCACATTGTATGCTGCTGGATCAACAGCACCAATGTAGTCTATGTTTTGTCGTGCAGCACCAAGAATCTTGCCTTGCAACGGATCAATGAAATCCAGGAATTCAGATGTTGCCTTGCTTATTCTGTCGTACAAGAACACAGAATTCAACAATCTTACATCTACCACAGGTTGTTGTTGTTCCAGCACAGTCCAGGCCAGAGAACGAGTGGGATTTTCAAACACAAATACCGCACCAAAATCTGCTGTGCTGTCCCCAGAATCATTCTTGGGGGCACCGACCATGAGCACACCAGATGTATAATTGACTGCTGTGCCAAATCCATCCAGGGGTTGCACGTTGCTGTTGTTGATTTGTTCACCAAACACAAATTTGCCTGGATTGTTTATATTGGAGGTTGAGCTGGGCAGGTAATCGTATATGTACACTGCGCCGCTTTGTATGATCACCGTAAAGAACACTGTGCTGCCGGCATCAAATATTGTGGTTCCATCATCAAACACAGTTTCAAGATACAAGCTGCCTTGCGGTGCACCAACCACAAGGTTAATTGCACTGTTGTCTATGCCAACACTAGAGCCAAATCCGCTGAATTCTACTGGGTAAGGACTGAAAATTGTTTGTGTCCATGCATATGTGTCAAATCCTAGATCAGCAAAAGTTGCGCCAACTGTGCCGGGTGCCACATTGACTTTGTCTAGAGCGGGTGCAGCCCCTGAGTTCTTGACTCCAATGGTCAGATATCCAGTGGCGCTAACCGTGGCCAGTACGTTTGGTACTGTGGTGTTAATTGCACTAGCCAAACTTGCCAATGTTGCAGCCACTGGAACTTCGACATCCATATTGTTGATTCTAATTGTTTCGCCTGCGGTTAATGCCGCAATAAAACTATATTGAATTCTACCATTGACTGTTCCGGTATTTTCATACATACCAATGGTGAAACTTGGACTGTAGTCTGCGTTGGCATCCTGCACAGCCTGGTAAGTGTACAAACTAGTGATAGTTCCATAGATTTTGCTTTGATTTACAAAACGTTCAACCACACCACCTTTGTAGATCTGAGCACTGCTTTGAGGTTCGCCTATGTACAAACTGCAATTGTTGGTACAAAGATCCAGTGCCTGGCCAAAGTTTGAAAAATTTGCTACTGTTTGTTGATCAACTTGTTGTAGTTGTTGGAACTGGTTGGTTTCAATTTCAATTATGTCACCAATTTGTAGATCAGCATTGATAGTCACAACATCACCCAAGATAGTGAATGAGTTGGGCGCATTGATCACGCTGTTAGTCTGATTGATCAAGAATTGATTGTTCACAATCACACTAACAGGACCAGTTGGAGTACCGCCCAGAACTGTGAATGTAACACTGGATGTGTCTGTTCCGTAGATGAATCGTTGTACATTGCGATCAAACACATACACTGTGCCAGCTTCGACCAAGCTGTCAATAGTGCGGTATGGTGCACCAATCATGACTTGACGACCATCTGTGCTGCATGACACTGACTGTCCAAATCTATCTCCAGCAGTGAGACCACCTGTAACAGAAGATGTGTCAATGGTGTCTACATATTCAAAGTAGCTGCCAGCAAATGCCACCACAACGTCAGTTGATATCCGTGCGGTAATAAATGTTACTGTGGTACCTGAGAATGTGTAGTCAATGTTGGGACGCCATAGATCTTCATTGACCTTGATACTAAAGGAATATATGTTGTCAACCGTGAACAGACCCACACTATTTCCACTTGCATCAGTGCCATTGGCCAAGTTGAATGTTGCGTCATTGTAGGGAATCTGGAAGCTGTTGTATCTTGCAAATTCAATCAGCACAGATTCTAGTACTGTTCCTGTTCCTGTACCCACTGCGGTGGCCACAAATTCAACGCCAACTGTGTTGCTGGCTGCACCAATTGCAGTGTAGTCAGTATTGCCAACTGTTAGAATTGTGTAGGTTGTGCCAGGCACAATTGCCGTGGCCACACTCACACCCGGCGGTGTTGTGAGTACTACTTCACCAAAGTTGCTGGCAATGGTATAGCTTGCGCCGTAAGTTTGAATTTGGCCATTAAAGGTTACTTTTAACTGACTGTTGTTGTTGATCTGTATCTGTGAGTTTATTTTGTAAACTGTTGTTGCACCGTCAGCAGTGACCTTGATTGACTGTTTTTCCCAGTCAACACGGCCATATGCATGAACTGAATTCAATCCAGGTGCACCAATATACATCCAGCGTTCGTCAAGACTCACGGCTACCGAGTAACCAAATTCTCCTGCACCTGTGAGCAATGTGCCATATCCAGAAGGCTGTGTCAACAGTTGCCATTGTGCATAAGGAATAACGCCAGGTTCGCCCAGCTCAGGATCTCGGAATATCACTGCCACGTAACCGTTGTCGGCTTGACTGCCCGAGCCTAGACTCTTGCTGGCTCCAGCAGCAGCCCAGGTTTGATCTCCAAAATCCACAGCATTGCCGTATCCTCGTACACCAATTGCATCCAGGGTCAATATACCGTCTTGATTGGCTACTGGACTCACTGGGCTGTATTGGTCACCATAATTCTTAACGTACACATACACTGCACCTGTTTCAGTTCCTGACCCAAATCCATATCTGGGACTGCCAACCAGGGCAGCCAGGCGATTCTGTGCTTGTGCAACACTAACACCATACTGTTCCCCTGCATCCAGCAGCACAGGATTTAGTTCCACAACATCTGTGAATACTGAATTCTTTTGCAGCACTTGCCATAGCCCGTCTCCGTTGTTGTCTACCCAGACTTTGGCACCTGGCAAGATGTTGTTGGCATAAGGTAAATTGAGCACATCGCTGGCCTGTGCCACACGCATGGTCTTGAGTGTGAACCCAAGACCTGTTCCATTGGCCACAGCTCTGTCACCAGCAAATGCAAATGCAATGTTCACTGTGGTCAAGTTGGGCACACTCAACACTTGATAAACTCCGTTGACTTCTATGTCAAAGAACTTGATGATCAGTTTGTTACCAGCGGCAAGACCATGTTGAGTGTTGAAAATTACTCTACTGGTGCCGTCTAGGTTGTCGCAAACGTGTTGAATAATTCCTGGCACCGCTTGCGCACGATAAATGTTCCAGTCGTAGTCATTGATCTTGGCCACCCAGATGCTGGTGCCAACTTCAATTGCATCAATGTTGGCACTCAAGCTGGCAGAATCCACAATGTCAAACACTGTGATATCAGCGTCATCCAGGTTGACATAGCCAGCAGTGGGCAGACCAATGTCTGTGGGCAAAGTGGTGGTAGTTGGCAAAATGTCAGGACTGGTCAACTTGTAGCTTTGACGCCACACATCATTTAGCAAGATTTGTTGATCAGCTTCGCTAACCTGTTGTGGTACTACCACCTGCACCAGACCAGGATTGGCGTCCAGCAGCGCACGATTTAGGCGTAGTTCAAAAAAGCTGCGATTGGCATTGGCGCCATACACGGCACGTTGAACAGCCCAGTTTTCGTAGATGTCATAGTCAGCAGCTTCTTTGCCCAGATTGGCCTGTTTGAACAATTCAGCAGATAGAATTGTGCCTTTTGAACCCAGGAATTGTCGGTACACATTGACTTGACTCACGTCGTCAAGATTCAGCGCTGCCATGTACTGTCGTGGATGGAATCCAATCAAGCCATAGCTGAGCAAATCGTTGTCAGTTTCAATATTGGCTGCATTGATGTCATAGCTGTTGGCCAATTGATTGGCCTTGTTGGCCAGGTTGGGCAAGAGTCCCAGTTCAATTTGTGTGTAATCGCTCTGTGTCCAAACATTGAAATCAAATGTTTCTGACGGTTGTACAATTTTCAGTGCAGACCAAAAGACGTTTTTGTATTTGACAATTTGGCCTTTGGTATAAACACGCAGGCCGTCCCATTCTTCCACATTGTCCTGGTTGAGGATAAACCCCGGAGCGTCAACAGAGCCGTTCCAGTCGCCACTGGTCACTGCCACAAGATTAAGTCTGCTTTGTCTTGCGCCGGTGGTTGGATCGTATATGAGATCACCAAACACACTTTGATTGCTCAGCACAATCATGTGTTCGTAATTGGTAAATTGCATGTTGATAAAACTGATACTCTGAGTGCTCAGTGGCTCAATACTAAAGGTATTGCCCAGGCGCACAACATTTAGAGTGCGAGTAGGAAGTTCTCTGGAATTTTGATCCAGCAACAAGTTTTCGGTAGTTTCTGTTCGCACACTGTCAACCACCGCCTGGGCCTTGGACACACTGAGTTTGCTTGCCAAGGGGTTGACGTTGATAATGGCATCTGTGTCCCAGCCTTGTTGACTCCAGTACAAGAATTCATTGACCATTCTTGGCCAATCTAGCACATAGCCATTGGCAATGTTGTCAAACGCAAGCCCTTGTTGTTCAAGCAGTTTGCCATAGCTCAGCAAAAAGTCTGCCACACTGGTTTCATTGCTGAATACAAATCCATACGGTACCTGTACAACTGTGGTGGTGTAAAGAGTTGGCACACGAACCGTGACGCCGCCCGAACTGTATGTTTCCAACTTGCCATTGGGATAGCTTTGCAGTATATTGAAATATGGTTGATTGTTGCCATATCCAAACACAGCATATCCGCCAGTGACTTTTTGTATGGCCACGCTGGAGTAAATGATTTGATCAAAGGGCTGATTCTTGTACAACAAGATATCGTAGCTTTCATCAGGAATCATCAAAGCAGTGTTGGTCGAATTGGGACTGGACTTTTCAGTAAACAACTTGATGTATTGCTTGTCAGAGAATGACGCCATGCGATAGCACAGTCTCACGTCTAGACTCTTGAGATCAGCGGTCAGCAGTTTGGTTGAGTCAACACCGGTCTGACGATTGTAATCAACCAACCAGTTGATGTAACTGGCTTTTGACACACCGTCGCCGTATACTTCTACGCCGTTGGCATCCAGGCGGTAACGATTGTTGTAGAGATATTGTTGATAGTCTTCATTGTAGCGATACAAATCACGATCAGCAAACAGTGCAAAGAATTTTGCAGGACGTGTGACTGCCAACATATGCATGACTGAGAATGGATACGAGCTGGAGTTCCACCAGGATGCTTCCACTGGGCCGCCGTCGCCAAGCGTCCAGCTCTTGACAAATTCTGTAGACGGGTTGTAGTTTGGAGGCAATGCACCAACCACGCTGTCAAGAGGACTCAATATCTCACCTTCAGATCCTGTGGGAATCACAGGCAACAGACTAGGGTACGGACCTGATCCGTATTTTTCAAACCAGATGCCTTCACGCTTGGGACCAGCTACCATGCTAGCAGCTCTGGCAAACTCAGGTTTGAAGTATGGTGCAATTGGATCAGCAACATAGCCAGCTGCTAGGTCGTCCCAGAGCACCAAGTTATCATTGGTATAAGGTGCAGGACCGTAGGTGTCCTGCCACCATGTGGGTTCCTCGCTGATGCCCAGCATTTCCCAAGGAGTCAAACTTGGTTGTTGAGTGTCGTAGTAGTATCGATAGATGCCGCGCCAGGCACCCAGCAAATTTTGTTTGTCCAGGCGACTTTGTGCCCGGCTGTAGTTCCAGGTAAGTTCGTTATCGGCTCTGTAATTTTGTTGTCCGTAATCCAGCTTGTTCCAGCCACAATAGCTTAAAAAGTCAGTGGCAAAAATAGTATTGATTTCTTCAAAGTTGTAACCAGTTGAACGGAACTGACCAGGCAACACATCTTCTACTGTGAGAGGCACAGGATTACCATCCAGTTTTAGATTGTTGTAGATTCTTGTTTCAAATTCCAACAACACCGCATCACGAATGTCGCCGAATACCGGAGTGGTACTACCGTCATGTCCCAGTACAAAATTGCTGGTGCCAGTACTGGTCACTTGTGGAATAACTGCTGGTTTCCAGGCAGGATATAATCCAAGTTTGGTTGGCGTGTTGGGCACAAATGTGCCGTATGTGGCCTCGTATTCATTGATGGTCACTGTGTCGCCAATGGCCAACGTGCTCAATATTGTAATACGTGGACCGTCAACTGCCACAGTGTAATCGACCCCGCGGGTCAACAGTTGGTCATTGAGATATACCAACAAGCCAAGATAATTTGCCGAAGTATAGTTGTACACCTGCACCGTATCAAAAACCTGCGTGGTAATAAAACTCACATTGTAGGAGTTGCTGTCGGTGATAACGCCAGCTGGCAGCATATCACTCCAGTAAAAAGGCTGATTGTCAAGTTTGCCCAGTGTCACTGATTGTATTGCTGTGTCTAGCACTTGTGCTGTGGTATCAAATCCAATGTTCTGAGACAGCACAGCATCCAGCATTTGTGCTTTGAATTTGATATATTCACGACTGTTGTATTGCAGAGATGCAAAAATATTGTATGCTGGGCTGCGCATAAAGTATCCAGCCAGAGTCAACGGCGCACTTTGTTGCAGAATAACCAGGCCATAAGGAACAATGTCTCCAAGGTCGCGGGTGTTGTTGGCACCGTTGACTGGTCCAGTTAGAGTTGTTAGATTTTCACAAATACTCTGATAGTGAGTGCGAATTGTGCCCAGAGTAAATGAGTTTGAATTGGCATTGAGCGGATTTGATTCAAGATTGTTTGGCACTTGATAAAATGCCACCTTGCTGGTTTGATCACTCAGTACCAGCACCTCAATGATATCTCCAAGCACATATGTGCCCGACAAGGTAATTGTGGTACTGTCTGCTGTGGTCACATAGGAGTAAGTGGCAGGATCCTGGAATATGCTGCCAACATATATTTTGATAACTGGAACTGCAATGGAAGTTTGCGCAGTCAGTGCCACGTCAAGTTTGAGTGTGGTAGCAGCATAGGAGAATTTGAACTGCTGATAGATTTGTTGTTCTACCGCGGCAGTTTGCCATCCAATCAGCTTGTTGTATGTCAGCCGAGAACTGTATTCTCTAGCCGAGCCTGAACTGATGTCGTTGGTCACGCTCACATTGTCCACAACATACAAGAACGTATCCCGGTACAAATTGTTGTCAAATACAATATCGCCCACGTTGTTGATATTCAAGTACTGCAATGGAAATTGCAATATTGGATCTAGTATTGAAGTGTTACCCACAGCATAGCTAAACAATTTACTGCCGCTGAATGTGGTTGACTGATACTTGGTGCCATCGCCAAAACTAACTCCGTCAACGTCATAGATGTTGTACAAAGGCGCTTGTTGAACAGCAGTTTTTTGTTGTGCTTGTATCCATTCTACTCCGTCATACCAAAAAGTCAATCCAGCCAGATCAGTACCGTTGGTACAGACAACCGATTGATCTATCAGAACGTCTCCGTCCTGTGCCAGTGTCAACACAATAATAGGTTGTGCAATCAGTGGTGGTACAGTGTCAGGTGTGACAAAACTCACAACATAAATTTTATTTCGAACAGCACTGTCTTGATCTGCTGCAAATATTACTCGTGTGCCTTCAACAAAGGTGTAGCCATCAACACTGTAACTGGTTGAACCTTCGATATTTGAAAACGCATCTGTTTCTTCAAAGTCAACAATATCCACAGGTGCTTTGCCTTGTGTGCCCATGTTCCAGAGTCTGATGCCTGGACGGAATTGAATAATTGGCCGCTTGGCACGATAATTGTTGTCAAATACCGCCGTGGTGTTGTTGTATGCTGCGGTGGCATTGATAACATCAACATGGAACCAGCGGTTGCTGCGTGTCCATGCATTCAGATCTTTGCTGGCACGATCAATTGTGAGATAATCTAGATCTGCGGGCTCTACCAGTGCTGTACCAGCATTTTCATCTTGAACATAAAGTTCGGGCGTGACAAAATCTGTGACTGGCAAGAGCTTGATTGCTGTGCCCACTCCGGCCACATAGTATTCGCGATCGCTGATGGCAATACTGTTCATAGTGCCAGTGCCATTTTGAAGAGTCACAGCAGTGTTGCCGTACTGGGTTGCACTCACAGTGAACTTTGTGCCGGCGGCTGCATTTGACCGCACATAATAGGTGGTTCCCGCAACTAGGCCGCCCAGCGTAGGCGATACAAATACCACAGCTTGACCAACATACAAATCAGTGCTGGCAGAACTGGTAATATAGTTGGTTCCTGCTTCGGTCTGGCTACAGGTAAATGCTGTTGTGCCTGATGCATAACTGGTTGGTACAACATCACCAGTAAATCGTACCTTGAGACCGTTGGTAAATTTAACACCATTTGGTGCTGTGTAATCTTTGCGCCCAGCAATTTCGTCCACGTACAGAGTATTACTATCAGTTTGATCTAGAAGTCTGATTTCTCCAAATATTTCTGGATCCGTACCGTCTTGATAGTATAGGACATTTTGTACAGCACTCAACAAGGGTATTTGTTGGAATATGCCCGTGGTGTCCTTGTACCATTGCGTACTGCTGTAGGTTGTGCCATTGGTTATTGTGAATTTTTCCAAGGGAGCAATGTCAGCAATCTTGTTCAGCTGAATGTATGACACGCCAGCAATATCCACATAGGTAATTTGATATTTTTGATATCGTTGATCTGGAGCAATGTCTATGGTAAGATCAAATGGTATACTGTCATAACTGCCATTGAGACCGTTGTTGGCAGAGTCTTGAATCAAGGGATCAAAGAAGCTGGTACGATACCAGCCGCCATCCTGTGTGTCCACTGTGGGATTTGTAAAGATAATGGTCCGGCTGTTGAGATTGGTGTTGCCGTCAATGCCGCCGTAGGTGGCTATAAATTCACTTACTGGCTGATTGTTTATTTGTGCAAATTGCAGGGTAGTCAGTAGGTCAACAGTACCAATACTGGTAAGATTGTAATAGAAATCTTGTGCTGTTTTTTGTGGCACGTTGAATACCACAGTACCAAGGTCTTCACCGTTGTTGACCACACCCAGCACATCTCTTGAACTGATGTTGGGAGTAGACGTTACTGCACCCGATACGCCAGGAGTTGATTGAATCCAGAACCCGGGACCTGTGCCTGGAGCAGAATTAACAATGTTCAAAGTGCCTTGCATCAGCACTTGATTTTCTGAAGCATAGTACAAGGTATCTGGAGCGTCTTGCGGCACTGTGAATGTGACCAGACCAGTAGTGGCACCATTGCGAGTCACACCTGAGCTGTATGTTTCACCCAGTCCTGTAGTAGGCTCAGTCTTGATCCAGAATGGATATACACCACTCAGTGTCAAGTTGAACACGTATGTGTTGCCGCGAGCCAGAGTCAGCGTGGGATTGTTTTGAAAATCAATTACATAAGCCCCCACGCCGGCATTGCGAACTCGATAGTTTACAGTTTCTTTGGCATTCTGCGACACTTGAAACGTGTAGCTGCCGCCACGAACCAGTTGGACGATTGGATCTGTGCCAGAAATTCCAGAAAAACTGTAGGCACCATTTTCTCTTGTGACTACAAAATTATCTGTGATCGGAACGCCAACCGAAGCAACGTCAACTGCTGCCGGGCCTGCTGGTACCCAAAAATATTGACTAAAGTTCACAAACGCATCAAAATCAACAAACGGATCCCAGCTATAGTATTCGCTTGAATATAGTCTATCGGGTCGAGCGCCAGATCCACCTTGAAAAGTCACAGCGTCATTTAGACCTGGATATGTTATGACATCCTTGATTGTGTCTGTGTCCGGCTCTAGACTAACAACACCAGGCTCCAGTTGATAGTTGGCTCTGGTTGTGGTTGGCTCAATCACATATCGGTCGTTGGGGTTGACACCCGGTCCCACTGTGCGGCCAATGAAGCCTTGCGTCTTTTTGAAATTGGGCTCTTGAATCAGTTGGTCTAGAGTGGCCGCTAGAAACTGCTTGTTGGCATCAGTCTGAAATATTTCAGGAAGAAAATCTACACTACGAACATTGGCCATTAAATTACTCCGCTACCAGGGGCAGTACGCAAATTGGTACTGGTGAGTGCTTCAATCACATCAATGTTGTTGATTGTTGCGCCGTTGACAAATATTTCATTGGGTGCTGACCGTATTTCGTACAGATCGCCAAAGTATTTTTGTGTGTCAAGTGGTACCAGGACCACTGAACTAATTATTGTGCCAAGTGTTCTATGCAAGTATGCTGCCAATTCTGAGAAGTAAAAAGTATCTCCAAAGTTCCATTTGTCAATGGAAAAATATGTGTTCATGGATGCTACTACTGCACTTTTGATTTCACTAACGCTGGCTGTGCTGTTTGATGCACGTATAACTTTGATTGTGGCTCGCAGATTGGATGCGGCTTTTTCACCAAACAGGGGTTTGAACACCACTGAATTCAACACAATATTGTCGCTTAACATTTTGTAATCTTGTAGTTTTTGATATGCAGTTGATAGTTCGTCAATGCTGGGAACATCTGGTTCAACTACAGTGCCCGTAGTGTCACGAATCCAATTCTGGTATGCTGTGTAGTAGGACAAGGTCACAACATACAAGTCAATGATGTTGGTTGTCCCTGGATCAATTCTGTTGGTCAACGGACTGTTATGACGGTATTGATAATACAAATCTTGACGACCAGTTCGGACTGTCCATTCATCTGACACGTTGACAAGTGTTCTCAATCCTGTGGTACCAATGCTGAGTTGATAGAACGTCTGATCAGTATAGGCATAGAATACCTGTCCAGGACTCCATTCCAATTTGACCAGTTCAATGTCGTCTATGGTAGCATAGTCACTGGTCACAAGGCCGGCCTCTACCAGCAGGAATCTTTGTAGATTGTCAAAGTCCACGGTCTTTTGTAGGTATACGTATTTCTGAGTACTGTCTACTGCGGGCGCCACGATCTCAGAGAAAAAGTCTGGATTGTCTGGAACACCATCGTTGTCGCTGTCGCGGAATCCTACCAGCACCTGGAAGTCATCAACATAGCCGTCACTCTCAACTGGTTGTCCAGTAATGGTCATAAAAATGTCGCCAGGCAAATGATTAGTGGAATCAGGTTGTGTGTTCACGGCCAGGCAATTGATGTAGTCTTTGATCACAGTACCTGTACGACTGTCGTAGACCTGGGCGCCATCGTAGAAGAAGAAACGTGTTTGCAACACTGATCCAAAGTAGTAGGCCAGTCCACGGAATGTGATTGTGTAGTTTTGATTTTGCACCACAAACTGCACCAGCCATGACGCATCTTGATTGGTGCCTGAGGTTGATCCTGCGTTGGCTTGACTAAAGGCAGAATCTGCTGCCAGATTGGTGCTGGTAATCAGGTACCACGAATATGGTGTACCTGTGATGTCGCCGTTGTTGTCATAGCCGATACCAAAGTTGCGATTCAACAAAATTTGTTCAGCCATGGCCTGTTCCAGGCTCAGTGGCAGGTCTGTCACAAACAAGGGAATAATAGTGTCTACTAGTGCGCCCGAAGGTACAAAATTGTTGAGTGCAACTGGTCCTGCTCCAGAACTCAGGTTGCCCAGACCGTTGTTGTAGCCGTTGCCTTGTATGCTCAGTGGACTGGCCCAGATGTCTAGTGTTTCGTCGGCACGACTTGGTGTGCCTTGCTGCAACTTGTTGTTGCTGTCAAAATAATAGCCCGATGGTGCAACAAATTTGATCAAGCTGCCCACGGCCACATACTTGAATGCTGTTGTGGTTGTGGCACCAACTGGGATTGGTGTTCCGTTGGGCCAGGTGGCTGATGTTATTGCATTTCTAAAATAGCCCGTGGTTTCGTTGGCCAGTGTTGTGCTTTGATTCCAGGTGGCTCCTGCAACCCAGGTGGTTGAACCATATGTGGGCAAGGTAGTTGCTGTGACTCTGGGAAAGTTGGCATAGTAAAACTGCCGCATGGTGGTTTCGCCAATGCCGGGCTGCACCTGGTTGGTGACCACATCTGCAATTTCATTTCGGTTGGTCCAGGCAAACAGGATTGTGGGCAGAATGTTCTGTTCCCACAGTCCGCCGTCACTGCCAAAAGTATTGGTGCTGGAATACTTGCCTGTGTTGTCCACAAGGTCAAGATACCGGCTGGTGCCAATGCTGGCACGGTTCAGGGCCTTGCTTTTCACAATTGAATTGTATTGTGTGTAAGGAAACAGGTTGTAGTCTTCGCCGTTGACCATGCGATCTTGTGTGTAGTATCTGGCAGGGGCACGTTGCTTGATAGCATCAATACTTTCACGGGCTTGACTGTTGCTGACAGGTCTTGTGATGCCACAAGTGAACGTTAGAGTCTCAAGGTTGCCATTGCGACTGATGTAACTGATGGGAATGGTCACAGCCTGCATTTCTTCAGGATTGATGATGTATTGCAGGCCGTTGGAGGCACGAACATACGCACGATATGTTCCCACTGGAATTTCAGAGAACACACCATCACCAAACACCATGGTAATTTGATCGTTGGTTCTGGATGTCACTGTGTAGATTGGACGCAGTGTGGTGCCCACTTGTTCAGCGGCTGCGGCATAGATGTTTTCAGTATAGGTCCATTCACGGTTCACACTGCCCACATTGTCCAGCTGGAACAACCAACGGTCTTCGTTGTTGACGCCTTCGATATTGATGTTTACTGTGCGGTTTGATACTTTTTCGGCCAAGTTGAAGTCTTGATTCTGTAGTACGCCTTGCTTGAACATAAAGAAATAACCGGTATTTGCGGATTGAAATCCCAGTTGATCATTGCGGAACAGGATGTTGAATGGCTGATTGGCTCTAGGTGGTGGCTCATATAGATATGTGGCACCCACAGATGTTGAACTCATGGCTTCAAACGGCATGGTAACACCGTCAACCACAGCGGTATAAGGCACTATGGGCAAGAACCCTGGCACCAGGTTAACTGCATATTCATCTGTACGCACACCCAGAATAGTCTGACGGTTGCCTGGGCGACCCACACGCTGAGTATCCACTAGACTGCTGTTGATGATTGTGGTAAACTGTTCTTGCCAGTCAGGATTGGTTGGGTCAGCCCAGTTCACAGTGACGTTGGAAAGATTTATACCCTGATAGTCCACAACATTTTCTGTTGTGGTCACAGAAAATACCTTGAGTAGACCTTGTGCTGCTATGTTGCGCTTGGCAGTGTAGCTGATCAGATTGGCCAAGCGAGTGACACTGTCTCTGCGTTCAGCAGTGTCCATGTAATTTTCACGAGTGTTTAGGTCAGTACGGAATGCCAGAGCCTGGCCCATGAATGCAATAACGTCTAGTAGGGCAATGTATTCAGAACTTTCAATGTAGTCATTGAATGTTTCTGGATAGTACAGGCGCAAGTAGTCAACAAAACTCTTGCGAAGAGTTTCAAAGTCATAGCTTTGGAAGTCTGCTTCGCGATAGGTTTGATAGATCTGTTTCCAGTCTTCAACACCAAATATCGCTGTTTGTCTAGTTGTTTTTGCCATTCTTGATACGCCTCTATTGTTTATTTAGCGGCAACAAAAACGGCTTAGTTATACATAGGAGGCGTTGCGCTGTTGCAGATCAAAGAAAATACTCAGCCGCTCGGCATCTGTAGACGGGGTCACAGTGAGCTCCACCTGAATCAAGATACCATTTTCTTGTGGGAATGTCACAACTTCGCTGATGAAAATTCTAGGGTCGCCTGCTGCCACACGCTGCACTTCTCGCTCTATTGCCTGCTGCGATGCTTCCACTTGATTTTCAAACAAGAAGTCCCAGAGCACTGTGCCGTAGGCTGGACGACCTGGCAATTGACCTTGACGAATGTTGAACGCATTCAACAGGTCTCGCTTGATCAGTTCGAAGTCTGTCAGGGTAAACTTTTTGTATTGCCCCTGAGTGTTGAAGCCAATGAATTTTTGTGCCATGGTGTATTTACCGGTGCTTATGTATTGATGCCTTCAATCTTGAACTGCAATAGCCTAATGCGTTCTTTCAAGGATTTGCTGCGTTCTAGCACTGTCAGGATGCCCTCATCGAGGACTCTAAAATCACCAGCCGTGACTTGTCGCACTCGGATGTCTGCATTCTCTCTAGCACTGATATACTCACCTATTGCCGGAACCACAACAGCATTATAGCTGGTTCGGTTTGCCCCATACTCAGCATCAACTGCTGCCCATTCATTTTGTGTTATTGTTTGTTGATTTTCTAGGGCCGTAACTTTTTCGTTTAGATTGGCTAAAATTACTGCGCGAGCATTCACCAAATTTGCAACTTTGACTAAACTTGCCTGAAGAGCCACCAGTTGGGTTTCTACTGCGCTAGCAGCAACAGGAGCTGGCGGGCCGTAATTGACCGGAGGTATTTTTTCATTGCCGGCAATACGACTGCTGGCAGCATCAACTGTGGCTCTGCTGACCGTGTCAGTTGCCGGAACAGGTATCTCTGTGTCTTTGAAGGTGTTTGGTATCTTGGTGGACACCAGGTTCACTGCAAATGCGCTATCTCGTACTGCGGTGTCAAATGCTGCCTTGATGTTCCCAGTTGCATCTCCGGGTATGGGCAGACCCTTGGCAAACGCTTCGGCATTTGGTAGACTTTTGGCAGCATTTAGACTCATACCTGCAAGTCCTTGTGCAGATAAATTTTTGACTGGTATTCCCACTGCACCCAGGCCAGCCACACCCTTGGTCATGAGATCTTGTTGTATCAGGCCCTGAGTTGACGGACTTGCCAACAATCCGCTCAGTCCTTGTATTCCACCTTTGCCTGTCCAGATTGAAGGACTCTTGGCAACTGCTACCAGGCTGCTGACGCCTTGTGCAAGCAGATTGCTAGTGCCAGGCTTGACATAGCCAGCAGTTTCAAGTTGTTGGATGTTTAGTCCAAACTCACCAATACCCTTGGCATTGCTAATTGTGCTAGCAGGTTGGCCCACTAAATTTTTGGCCTGAGCCAGCACTCCGGTAACCTGTGCCGAGTCCATGGGGCCTATGGCATTTACTGCTGGTATGGTTTTGGCAAAATCAGCAACGTTGATTGTATTTGGACTCACTGGAACGTTTGTCAACGCACTGTTGATTGTTTGTAGTGCTGATGTTGCCACGCTGCCAGCTTTGGCTGCGGCACCCACCAAGGCAGAACCAGCTGTGCCAAGAGCCGACACTGCTGGACCCACTAATGCTGTCAGCCCTGCTGCTGTGCCTGCCAGAGATCCGCCAAGGGCTCCGCCAGCAGCACCTAGCCCGCTGGCCACACCGCCTAGCACACTGCTGAACGCACCAGCTCCTCCATTGATACCGCCTTTGGCAAATGCTGCATCAACTGATGATATACGTCCTGTGGTCAGATCTACTCCAGCTGCTGATAGACTGGATGCAAAACCTCCCACGTTGAGACTGCCATTCACACCTGACTGAGCTTGTGCAACCAGCGCTTGTGCTTCTGGTAAGCCGTCAGCTGCTTGTGTTGCTGCACTGAGTACGTCACCCGATTTAAATCCCACCAGGCCGCCAGCATTGGCCTGCTTTTTAAAAATTTCAAATGCTTGTTCTCGAGTCAGTCCCGGGGGACCTTTTATTTCAAATGCCTTTGCTGATCCGTCTGGCGCTGTGGTTGATGTCGCGGCTGTGCCTGCGTTGCCTGGTTGGACATCATTGGGATCTTCAGGAGGGCGCGGAAATCCCAAACTGGTCAAGCTGGGCAGACCTCGGCGCAGTCGTTCGCCATTTATCCTATCCCATACTGTGGTATCGGTTCCAGTATAGGTTAAATCTTCGTCTTTGGTTTTTGCATACAGATTGGTTTCAATCTTGGTACCTGTACTGCCGGCCGAGGACTTTAGACTGTCAAGATTGAATGTAAAATTGGCCATGTTATTTTGCCTGTATTTCTACGCCTGCTGGCACAGCAGGTGCGCCTGGCGGTGGTGTAGGTTTACCTTCTTCAAATGCCACCTCTACATCAACACCTTTGTTGTGATACGGATAGGGTTCATGAGTGGGGGCTCGGCTTACTATGCTTTGTAGAGCGCTGGGACTAACTTCCCAGCCATCACTGGTGCTGAATTTGGTATCATCAAACAGAGTTTTTATGATAGGCAATGCTGCCGTTACTCGACCCGCTTTAGGGCCGTTCAAATCAATTGTGCCACCATCCAGCACCAATGCACCTGGTGTTCCCCATGATCCTGATGCACTGTTTAGTGTCAGTACACCATCGGCTTTGACACCAATGGTACTGGTGCTGTACAAGGTAATGTCCTGTTGCGCTCGCAACGAAATAATGTTGTCACTTTCCAGTTGAAATTCATCACTGGCTTTGGCTTTTATTGATCGGCCAGCATACATGTTGATATCTCGATCAGCGTGTAAATTAATATCACCTTTGGTGCGCACGTTTACTGAGTTGGTGGCATACACATCCACTGTGCCCTCAACTCCAAACTCCAGCCAGGCTTGTCCATTGGCATGAGTAATGTAGAAGAAGTTGCCAGTATCACTCATGGTGATTTGATGACCTTTTGAAGTTCTCAATCTGAACAAGGCATTGTCGCCGTCTAGATCGCCGTCATCCATCACAAGACTGTGTCCACCAACTCGCCCAATGACCTTGGCTTCGCTGGGTTTGATTTCTCCAGCATTTAGTTTGGTTCTAATGTCATTGGCATTCATGCCGCCCTGATAGATAGCAACACCTGGGGTACTAACACCAAACACAGCACTAGGAGTTTCGCGCTGACTGCTGGAACGTATGGTACCACGTTCTAGATCATTGATCAGGCCTTGTTGAAATAGACTTTGTGCCAGATAGCTGTGTACAGGTTTGGGTTGATCAAAGAATCTAGGATCGTTGAAAATTTCATCGTTGAGTGTGTTGATTTCTGTAACTGGCAGTCTTGTTGCCTTGGCAAAATATGCTTCTTGATTCTCGTTGCCTGTGACATAACGGGTTGACGCTGCAATTGCTGGCACCATGTTGCCCAGGCCTTGTTCGGGAATCACTCCAATATAATATCCTTGGCTACGATCGCCATTGACAAATATACATACCACTGTGATGCCCACGTCTGGTGGAGTAAACCACATGCCATAGCTGTTTTCATTGCCAGGATAGGCTCCTGCTGCGTCAGTGGTGCCACCTGTGGCTGGCAAAGGTGTTGATCCAAAGAATGGTGGCATGTAGCTGACCGTGGTCCAGTTGGTGTCATCGTCTTCGTTGGCAGGACCACCGTCGGCAAATGCTTCAATGTACACACGCAATCTTCCTGATCGTGTGGGATCCACAGTGCTCATTACCACACCAGTAAACGGACCAAATTCTGCGGGCATGCCGCCGCGGTCCAGTTTGTAATTGCTTGCCCGGCCTTTGACACGTGGTGTAATTTCTGACATGGTATTCCTTATTCCTCTTTGACTATCTGCTGCGTTGACGGACCACCGGTTGAACCTGGCGCAGCGCTGCGGCGCGGCCCTATACCGGCTGCGGCCTGATTCAATTGTCCAACTATTTGTGTGACCGTCAAGTTTGTTTGTCCTGCCCCTACTCCTGGCAATTTTGGAGGACCATTTCCTATTGATTCAGCTACTGCACTGATAATTCCCCCAGTGCCACTGGTTGCTAATTGAGGCACGCCGGCTGGCAACAAGTTGACAGCAAGGCCTGGCAGTGCTCCTGGTTCAACTGTGGCTAGATTTGCAAATTGATTGGCCACGCCCACATTGTTGAGTGATCCTTTTGCTCCTAGTATTGCCGCTTGACCGCCGTCGGGACTAGTTAGCAGTCTAGGATCTTTGACCGCATAGTCGCTGCGGGCCTGCTGGGCAGCGCCCGGCGACAACCCAGCATCGCTGCCAGGAGTGGATGATGCCCCAGGTGCCATGTTTGCTCTTGCTTCTGCTTCTCCTGCATCACCGTCATTGGCACTGGTTGATGCATTTGCACCGGTACCAGCAGCAGCACTGGCGCTGGCACTGGAAGATGATTTAGGTTTGGGAAACAAGAACAATGTTCCTTCGACAGTTTGTTCAAATTTTCCACCTCTAAATTCGCTCAGGACCTTGACCGCATAGTATGTTCGGCTTTGTATTGCTTCTCTTGTGGTGTTGGTGTTACCAGAATATCCGCCTGAGTAAGGGTCTGCTAGACCAGTGTCTATGTTGTAGTCTTCGGGACGTTGCCATACCATTTCAAACAGCACATCGCCAGTTTCAAAAGAAATGCTGCCATCTGGTGCAAAACCTGTGAGTACTTCCACAGTGTTTTCGCCTTCTTTGATTTCCTTGAACAAACTGCCCTGCTGTATCCAGTCAGGGTCGCCAATTATTTTTACTTTGGTATTGGCTAGGTCTCCGGGACTGAACAAATATTCAGCTGCATTGGCAGCAGGTTCGTTGATTTTTCCTTCTTGACCTTGACTGGTCTGATTGCTACGTGGAGCATAGTTGTATTTGGCAATGTCTGTTGCGCTGCTGGTAAACGCTGCTTTTTGCACAGCGGCTGCACTATTTTTTGGGTCATTGCCAGACACCGTGATTGAGTATAGAGCATTTAGTGTTTCTTGATATTCTAGTACTGCTGTGTTTTGTCCAGTGAACCAATAAGGGTATCGTTTGTGTATGCCGTTGAACTTGCTGGCTGGAAAATACTTGCTGTTGAGACTGGATGGAATAAAAGGTCTGACCACATACTTGATTTTGTAAGCATAATCGTTTCTCAACGGATCAATACCACCGGGCTGCGCCGTGGCAAACATTGTTATTATAAACCAAGACACTGGCTTGTTTCTAGAATTAGGATTGGGTATGGATGTGCCATCCGGCTGTACTATAACCAGCTGTTGATTTGATATGTAACTGCTGTTGCGTATGGTAAGTTCTATGGCCTGCGTTATCATTTGTCCGGCAGTGATACTAAAACTCTGACTCACTGAGTCAACAGTGTTGGTGTCCTGTTTTAGACTTTGAGTATTTTTAGTAGCTGGCAGTGGCGCTCCTGTTTTCTTTTTGTCGTCCTTGACTTGACCAATTGGTTTCAGGGTTGCATCTGCAATTGCTGACGCAGGTACGCCCGGAATACCTTGAAATTCAATTGAGTATTCATCAGCAATTTTGAATATTCCCCGTTCAACCTGTGCTTTAGCGTATTCATTCATGGCACCCATGAGCCCTTGGGTGAGTGTTTTTTTGGCTGTGGGGGCTGCTGTGGCCTTAGGCGGCGCGGCGGCTTGACTTTGTCGATTGAGTCTGGCTGTTTCTGCGCGATCATAGGATCCGTCATCGGCTGCAGGAGTGGTGCTGGCGCCCGGATTATTGGCTGCAGGAGTAGTGGTCGAAAATTTAACATCAGATCCCAGTAGGCCCTGTACAGTACTATCCGTCAATTGCACATCGTACGGAACTGCGCCTCGGCCAGTCATGCCGCCGGCATATATTCCATTTGGCACACAATCCCATTCGTAGGTGACCAATTTTGATCCAACTGACCAGTTGATACCAGCTATTTTAAAAGGTATAAATTTTTCTATCACAGCCTTGGGATCACTTGTACCACTGACTTCACCCATGCTGCGTATAGGATAAACTATGTTGCCGCTTTCGTCGTAGCCGTAAAATCTTATCACAGTGAGATAATCAGCAGCAGTGTAGTTCACTTTGCCTGAGTTGGCTCCTTGTTGCAGATTTTCGCAGGCCTTGTAGAGTCTATCAATCAAGGTCATGCCCCCTGGCTCAGCCACAGTTATTTTCATGCTGTTGGCCATTTGACTAGCACCTGTTGCCTTGCCCAAGGGCGTGGTCTCCAGTGTCAGAGCGTCAATATAAAAATCATCGCCAAAAAATGGATTACGCCCACTATCCTGGTTGTTGGTGGCATTTGTGGTTGATCCCATTCCAGTTTTGACCCCGCCTACATTGATGCCTGCGCCGCCGCTTTGAAACAACAAAAAGTATCCATCAATTTTTTTAATCTTGCTGCGCAGCAGTGTCTCGTATTGAGTGGGTGTTATCAAATAAACTGATATTGAATAGGAATAGCTGTGGTAATTGTCTAGAGGATTGGCACGGGGAACAATTTTGATGCTGGTATAATCTTGTGTTGCAGAAGTTTGAGTTGCTGCAGAGACCGGTCTGGCTGCATCATCTTTGGTGGGGGTGCCGGCCTCTGTTGCAATTTTGGGCTGTCCAGCTGGAGCAGCAGCTTGACCAGGTGCAGCAGCACCGGGTGCCGCAACAGCCGAACCATTATTGCTGGCAGGACCTATTGCTTGTGTCTGTTCTGTGGTGCGCACAGGGGCATTGGTGCCTGAATCACCACCACCGGAATCTGTTGTGGCTGTAGGTGTGGCATTTGAAGGCGTGGCAGTGTCCGGCGGCGGTGTTACTCTACCATTGGCAGCCACCTGCTGAGTTTCGGGTGCATTGGGTCCTTTGGCTGCATCATCAGAAGCAGTCTGGGCGGCTGTGGCCGGTGGGGCGGGCTGTGCTGCTGCTGCGGATTCTTCTTGTTTTGATTCATTTAGACTGGCCTCTGCTGTGTTCAATGTTGACAATGCATTGTTGATGGCATTTTGAGACACAAAGCTCGAAGATTTGAGACTGTCAATTTGTGATCTTGCCTCTTGCACTACAGCCAAAGCATTAGGTATTGATTCAGGCGTGGCTGGACCAGTTGATGCAATGCTACGAGATAGTTGCCTTGCTCTGTTAACTAGTGCCAGTATCTCGGGAGGTAACGGATCGCGACCAGTGGCCATGCGTTAGATCCCCAGGGCTGATTTTAGTGTGGGCATTTTTGGCAAAAAGATCTGCACACCAACCACAAAGTCCAAGGGTGGTGCAGTCAGTGTGTTGGGATTTCGCTGATAAAATACCCACCATAATGCAGCGTTTTGATACAGGTCATAGGCCAACATGTCTGGTCTATACTGATAGGTGGTGTTGATGACAAATGTCAAGTCATCATCTTCTTTGGGTATGGGTCTATTGACCATGACATCAAGAAAAAATTGACTGTAGCCTGTTTCAAAATACGGGCTGGTGGAATCGTATGCAATTGCCATTACCAGAATCCTTTCTTGAGTAGATTGCCATTGGCAAATTCTTTGAGACTAAACTGTTTGCTGACTTGGCTGCGAGTTTGTACTGGTATTAGAGTGATATCAATTTCCATCTTGGTTGGCACATAGGTGCATTCGTTGGTGTTGTTTACACTACTGCGCAGGGCATTTGCAGCAGGCAGTTGCGGTATTGCA